CTCTTGGCAAATTCTACCTGCTTTCCGTCCTTGATCGCCTTGATCTTAGAAGTTCCAGCATTCATAATATTACCGAACGTTACTACAAAGGTTGCATCATACCACATTGCAAATCCTCCCTTATTCATCAGTTTAGGTTGACCCATCGGAGATTCAGGTTTCTGAGTCCATACTTTATTCACTACTACCAGGGTGTTGGTATAAGGTGAAGATTCTTTTCTGGACATAACAATCTTCTGATTTACTCCGTTACCGAATTGGGTGGACATTGCACCGGCATTCCATTCGTTATTATTCTTGTTTGACTTAACCGACATCTCACAAGGAACCGAACCAATTGAATCCCATAAGAATAAAAGATCATAAGGTAGGTTTCCTTTCTTCTGCTCATCCATTAGGTCAAGAATAAACCCGGCCACGTCTTCGATGGTATTTAAAGACTCTCTATCAACATAGATAAAGAATCCACCATAATCTAAAACTTCACCGGTTTCCTCGTCTATAGTCTGTTCTACCTTAAGTCCCATCTGCATGGCATGCTCCCAGTTCCACTTCATCTCAGTGGTTATAAAGACCGGGAGTATACCAGCTTTCTGGGCCGCTACCGCAGCCTCAAGCAATGCTGTAGTCTTTCCGGTATCAGAATGACCTCTCAGCATTACTATATGGCCCATCGGGATTCCAGGTATTGAAGTTATAGTCTGGAATGCGTTAGATAAAGGGATCCACTGCTGTGGTTTGAACTTGACGTTCGTTTTAAGCATTTTATTCTGCTTAAACTTCTCCAGGTCGAATCCCTTCTTAAGTTCGGCAGAGACGGCTTCCGTTAGCGATTTTCTTTGCTTGGCCATACTCTACTTAAAATGGTAAATCGTCGTCTTTAAATAATGAATCGAACTTGTCTGCTTTAGTCTCGGTTTTCTTACCTTGAGATTCTAAAGAGAATTTTTCGGCTGGCTTCTCCCAAGGAGTTTTTTCCTGGGTCTTAGGAGCGTCACTGTCAAAGTTAGATGCAGGCTCGGATGAGATAGCGCCTTCCTCCTCTTCAGGGGCAAGCCACTTCTGCAATACTGCCTTCATGTCATCAAACTCCATACGATCGAAAGACTTCAAAGGCTCAGGCTGCTCGTTTAAAAGCTTCTCCAATACTGCCTTATCTTCTGATAAAGGAGTCTGGGCAGTCTTAGCTCTGATAGTAGTCTTATTGAAGTTGTTTCCTGTAACTTCCGGACCTACTGTAGTCAAAGTAAAATCACGACCGGTCATAATATCGGTAAAGTCTCCGATATCCTCATCTTCAGCCATTGAAAGCATCTCCATGTAGATCTCCTTACCAAAGCCCCAAAGCTTAACTCCCTCTTCTTCTTCACCTCTAACGACTACAGGTACGAATACCCTCATCTTAGGATCCAACTTACGGGCCAGACGATAATTGTCCTTATCACCGGTAGAACGTAGCTGCTTGCCGAATTCTACAATCGGATCTTTTTCACCCCAGTTAGTTGGAGAGATGATAGGACGATCTCCGATTCCGTAATGGAAGTAAATTTCTGAGAAAGGATTAGCCTTATCGAATTGAGAAGGTACTACCCTGATTACTTGCTTGCCTACTGACGGACGCCAGAAGACCATTTTTCGACCTCCGCCGGAAGGTCGCTGATTCTGCTGCTGGAGGTTATCCAGCTTCTTTTTAATAGCGTTTAAATCCATATAACTTTTTATTTATAACTAAAGATAGTGACTTTATTTCTAAAGATCAACTATTTTATGTATTTTTGTTTTAAGAAGTTTGAGATCTCCTTGCTGGGTGAGCAGAATAGTATTTCTATAATGCTGCCAGTTAATTCTAAACTTTGTATCTACTATGCCTCCGTTTAACTCTTTGATAAGTTCATTTAAGGCATTGATAGTATAAAGGGTATTAGTTTCTTTTTTCCTATGAACTAGGATAGTATCTTCCGGAATTGCATTTACTGATGGTCTGTCTACATTATAAGTGCAAACATACTCCCCGCTGTTTTTAATTTCTAAAACAAAGATCTTATTATATAGTATAGTGTATTCTTGAGATATTGCAAAGATGAAATCATCGATACCTTTCTCCTCCACAAAAGTACAAAAAAGTTTATTATTCACGTCCTCGGCGTTTATGCTGTCTATATCATAAATATCACAAAGGCCGGGCTGAATCATAGTCTGTTCCATAGGTTAATTTTACTCTTAATTTTTTCTCCTCAAATATTGCTAATATACTCTTTAACGTTTCTTTATCCTCTTTTGAGAAATCAAACAAGAATGCATCATACGTATAAAGAATTAATTCTGTCTTGGTATTATTAATAATATAAAGTATATCTTTCAGAAGTTCAACGTTATTTGCAGTTTCTAGATTTTGAATCAGATAATTAAATAGTTTCTGAGGATTCATATTCTCTAGATCTTTTGCTTTGAAAACTTGGCCGGACTTAAATCCTTCAAATTCTCCATCGGCCATAAAGTCCTTCCAGACGTCGGCAATGAATTCCTTGGTTAACTTAAAGAATTCAAAATCCTTATATTGATCGTAGATATTACCGTAAAGCTGTCTAAAGACTAGATTCTTAGCCTCTGATCGTTCCATCTCAAACTGCTCGGCAAAGTCTTCATAGATATCGCCGGTCGGTGAATTATAACCAACCAGCTGTGAAATCAAAGTCGGATGATAGGCCGTCAGATCTATTTCTAATAGAAAATCGTTTCTAGGAATGAATACCGATCTACAGCCGTTTTCTTTATTCAAGGCAGCAAAGTTGATAGTATTAAAAGCATTTGAAGGTCTACCGGTTAAGGTATTTAAATTATACTGGCTGAATGCCCATTCATTATACCGGTTTAGAAAGGGTCTCTCAAGTTCAAAGTATCTTTCAAAAGCACTATTAACTTTTAGACCGTTACGTTCTATAAACCAGAAGACATCTGAGATATCCTGCTTATATTGACTATATTCATATTTCTCTATAATAGGTTTATATTGATTGAATAACTCTTCACACTGCTCAAAATGCTTTACTATCGGGATGATAGAATTTAGATTCTCATCTGAATAGAATTTCTGGGAGAAGTACTGATGGGTTTGGTTTTTCTTAACTTCTATCCGGTTTCCAATTCCTACATCAAGGACATTCTGACCAAAGTAAAAATAGTTGAATGCTTTCTTATCCGGGGTATAAATTTTCTCTAGACCGGATAATAGATCTTTAACCTGTGAAGGATCAAACTTTAGAGCTTCCGGATGATAAAAGTTAATAAAGTAACCCCTATCCTGATTCTGATCTAGATTTCTAATATAAAGCCCTAACGGGGAATAGATACCCGGATGAATCTCCGGATGTCTTTCTACCGGTACGGCAAAGATCTCTCTGCCGATACAGTATTTAAACTCTTCAAACTGCTCTTGGGTTTCAATTAGCCAAAACATAACCTTTACCTTAAGATAGGTAAGGTTTTAGAAAAGATCAACTTTCTTTATAGAATTTAAGCCAGTCTTGTTCTAAGTAATCTGATAAGAAAGTTAGTTGTAAGAATTGTTCAGCTTTTGTAGTTATAGTTCTGTTTGCTTCAATTACATCACCTTTAGGACCGGTGAGAGTCCAAAGTAGTCTGAAGGGTAGATAGTATTTACTATATACTTTAGTATCCTGATTTTTTATTGAGCTAAAGATTTTTCTATTGATCTCTATGTAGAGAGGTTCGTTTCTCTTTTTAACAAAAAACCTAAAAAATTGACCTTTTTGATAATCCTGTTCTGTAGGTTTAATGTCTTGAGCTAATATTCTTGCTGCATCTCCTACCTGATCTGGACGTTGTCCTTGGAGTTTGATATATTGATCTAGCATTTTAGCATCGTACAATGTATCTCTATAAGGAACTTGTATATCAGGATCTTCTGTTTCTAAAGGTATGTAAACAGCCCGTCCCTCAAAGGGAGTTTCGTCCTGTGTTGATGTAAGTGTGAATATTGGTACGATTTCTTCTGAGAATGGAGCATTAGGGGTTGCTCCGGAGAATGTTTGTCCGTTATATAAGCTGTAGTAGGCCCCGGTATATTCAATTCCAGATGCTAGATATACATACTCTCCTCCGGCTGTGAATAAGTCTGTTTGAATTCTATTTAAAGGTATATACGGCATATGTCTTAAAGATCAACTGAAAATCGGGTGTAAATCCCAAATTTAGACTTGTTTGTAACTCTACTAAATCTGGCCTCTAGACGATCTTCATAAGTATCGTCAATTGTGTTTGGTGACTTATAGTAAAAAGTTACATAGTAATAGATTGCCCATGCGTAAGCATCTCCTTTCCACTTGGTTTTAATATCATTTTCATATTGCTTAGCCAGGTTTATAGAATTAGCATCTTTTGCTTCATTAAGTTTAGAAAAACGGTTTTTCATTGAACCCCAAGCATTTCTACTTCTTTGAACTGTTGTTTCAAAATCCTTCTTTTTATCGTTATTTACCCATGATTTTTTATCCCAGTGGTATCCAACGGTTGCTGATACTTCTCTTAGATTTTTTAAAAGTGTGTTATACCCGGCTACTACGTTTGGGCAGTTTTTTGCTGGCTGGGATGCTTTTTCTCGTTCATTTAAGCTCTTCTCAATCCTCTTTAACATATCGATAATTTCCGGTACCGGCGGTACATCAAATTTATCAAACCTAAAAGAGTTGTGAGTATAAATTCCTGGTTCTCCTTTAAGAGCTTTTCCGCTTGTTTTTCCATAACCTGGGAAGCAATCTTCATATACAAACTTCCAAGGCTTACCTTTAGGTGAAATATCAGGGTTATTTCCAATTATACCGTAAATTAAGCTCTCTAAAGATCTAATCTGAGCTTCAGGAAACTTTTCCCAGTATAGGAAACCTTTCCATTTTGCCGGATTTCCGTTCTTATCAACAGATTTGGAAACTTCATCTTCTTTGTAGATTATCGAAGTCTTAATAGTATCTCGGTAGGTATTATTTCTACCTTTTGTTAACATTCCGACATTATTAATCTCAATACCTACATTAATCATATCTCTTCTTTTATACTGCTTTCTAGTTATTTTCGGATTCACAGATTTATCTATATCTTTTCCTGCTTTTGTATTAACTCCTAAATGGTAACCCCACTTATCATACGGGTATAGCTGGTCATACGATCCATCTTTATCTAAAATAAAATGTGTTGATACTCCAGAAGTTCTACCGCTGAAATCTTCAACTACTCTGCTTAATGGTACTGTTTTAGGGTAAACAGTGTAGTGTAGTGTTATTTGAGATTTTTTTGATGTTGTACTAAAGAATTTTCCGTTGTATGGAAGATTTTTAACTAATGTTTTTCCTGTTCCTGTTGCTACAGTTCCTCCTGTTCCAGCTACATCTTGTTCTCTATTACGAGCATCTTCTGCAGCTTTCATATCCGCTTTAGCTTTGTCTAATTTAGCTTTTTTTGCTTCACGTCTTGTATTATCAGGTTCTTCAGCTTCACCAGGAGATGAAGAAATCTTATTTTTAGTTTCTAAAACTGGTACAGTTAGTGTTTCTAAACTAGTTGTCCATTGATTTCCAGAGACGCTGTGGCTTACTCCTTTTAAAATAAATGCAACCTTCCCTCTATAAGATTTAGGTAGTATGGTATCTTCAAGGTATATCTTATCAAAAATTTTAATACCGGAAATTCCCTTCATTTTGATTTGTAAATTGAAAGGTATAAAGAACGGAGCTGGTATCGTTTCTGTTGTTGCAAGATTTCCTATACAGAATTTAGCATAAGTACTGTTAGAAGAAACTGCTGTTTTAATTATATCTTTATCTAATTCTCCAAATTTATAAAATTCGTTTGTACTTTCCTGAAGTTCTATTAAAGTTGTGTCAAAGGCTACGAACGGGTCAGCTTCTCCTGCAGCATCTTCAGCAGTTCCAGGTTTCTGTTTTTTAGCTATCATTCTATCCACTAGACCCTTATTAAATTCTGAAAATGCTGTTGCATTTTCTCCTGGTTGATTTCCACTGGCTTGGGCTCCTATGGATATTTGAGAGGCAAATTCATTACTTAGTTCTGAACTAAATGATATGTCAAGGAAAGTGGTTCCTTTTTTACCTGTTACTCCGTACGGTTTTAATGTAGTTTTATTCTCCTGTACTACTTGTATATGAGCTCCTTCATCGTAAATACTTAAATAAGGTCTAGACTCCTTATCATTATCTTTTATACCCTCATGAATTACTCTAGTTTGAAATTTATTAATCCCTCCTACTGCTAAAGTAATTCCATCTAAGATTTTTTGAACAAAATCTATTAAAGATAAATCTCCTTCTTCATCGGTATTGTCATCAAAAACCCTCATAATAAAATTGAAGTTAAGCATAACTTTCATCAGGTCTCCTACAGCTCCGGTATCATCAAGTAGAAACTCTCTTTTAATACCTTTCTTATTTAAAACTGCATAATTAAAACCGGAATAGGTTAAATTCTCACCTTGAACTTTTGGATAGGCTACAAACGGAATTAGACATGTTAAAGGATCTGCTGAGATTTGACCGGGGAAGGTTATCATTGCTGTATTACCGTATCCACAGTCTATACTTACTAGTGGAAGACCTGCTTCATCTTGGAAAATTGTTTGTTCAATGATCTTAAGTAGTGCACCAAAGGTTAAGTAGTATTGGTAGTTACCTAAATCTTGGTCGTCTGCTGAGCTTACATCAAAACCTACTCTTATACATTCTGATTCCTGTACTTGTACAACACTTCCTTTAGATGCTGCATTTGACTTAGCAGAAACTCCTGTTGTATTTGGTAGTGTTTCTACGTTTAATTCTCCAATTCCTGACAGAGTAGGGCTTGGAAAATTAGTTGCTAAGCTAAATAGTATTTTATGAATCTGTGATTTACTTCTATTAGCTAAAAGTTTATTTAGGAAGGTCTGATCATCAATTACATCATTAATATCTCCTAAAAGATCTCTCGCTCCTGAGATAAAGCTTGTGAAGAAAGAGGCAATCTGTTCACCTACAAAACTTAAACCGGATCCAATACTATCAAGAATACTGCTATCTTCATCTGATTCAGCATCGTTTTTAATTTTTGCCTTTCTTTCCTCTCTTTCTTTTTTAGATTGTTCTAAAGATTCTACAGTTGCTGTATTAATTTTAAGATTTTCTATTATATCACCGTGGGTAATAGTCTTGATGGTAACACTGTAGGATAGATCTGCGTTAAAGGTCCATTGAAAATTAACAATCTTTCCAAAAAATCCGTCGTAGTTAAAGTCTGTTGATTCTTTCTGCTTCTTTATTTTGTTAATAAGTACACCTTGGTTCTTATTTCCATTTAGAAAAGTAGTTAACGCTCCGTCAACATTACCTACTTGTAGGGCTTTAGGTTGATTTTGATTAGTAACATACTTAGTATGACCCCATTCTACTAAAATACTATAACCAGGTCTAAGGTATAGTTTTTCAATAGTATTAAATTGCTCAAAGGTAAAGCATTTAATAGTTATATCACAGCTTGCCAGTGCTCCGTTATTCTTATATTTAAAATCTAGAGTTTCAATTCCGGGTTTTGGACGGTATCCTTGAGTGGTACTAAAATCATAAGCTTCTACAAAATAGTTATTTGACTGTCCACCAACTGCGGCATTGCTTTCTGCTGTTCCTCCAAAAAGTACAAA